TGATGGCGGCGCTGAAACAATCGCACGACACAATGCACGAACTTACCGCAATAATTCCGGGCAACGATAAAGGCGCGATAGACGCAATAGCTGAGGCTCTCCGCGCCGCCCGCGCCGCTTATCGGGGAGAGAAGGATGGCTGAGACGAAGGAAGAGCGTCGAGCCAGAAATCTCCGCATGCGGGAGAAGATGGCGCAGGATCCAGATTACGCCGCCAAGGTTCGCGCGCGGGTTAAGGCGGCCAAGGATCGATATGAGGCCAAGCTCAAAGCTGACACGCCAGAGGGCGAAGCACTGAGGGCCAGGCGTCAGATGGCGGTTGATAAGTTCAAGGCAGGGCAGCAGGCGCCAGCTCATCGCAAGCCTGGTCGGATTGTTTCTCTATGTGGTTGGAACGGTTGGAACTAATCATGGAAAAACTAGGCACAATACTTACACATGAATACCTCAAATCCATCTTGAATTATGACCCAGATACTGGGGTCTTTTCTTGGAAGGTGCGCAAAGCAAGTTGGATAAATGTTGGAGATGAAGCAGGAAGAAAAGACAAAGATGGCTATCTTCGCATTTGTATAGATGGTCGAGAGTATAGATCTCACAGGCTGGCATGGTTTTATGTCCACGGCGTATGCCCAGAATATGTCGACCATATTAACCCAGACGGCCCTCGGTCAGATAATAGGATCTGCAATCTACGCCCAGCTACACAATCAGAAAACTCCCATAATAAACTTGGGTCAATAAAAACGACGACAGGCTTCAAGGGAGTTAATTTCCACAAACGCGAAAAGAAATGGCGAGCGACCATAAAGAAAAACCGGAAGCAGCATCATCTCGGATATTTTAATACCCCTGAAGATGCCGCAGCGGCATACCAAATTGCCGCTTCTAAATTTTATGGACAGCATGCCCGCTGGTGATTGAATTGAGGTGGTAAGCATGAGCGATTTAGCGCGGGTAAATTCTAAGCCTCCGGTGGATCAGCTGACGCCGGTCGAGGCCAAGGTCTGGGAGATGTTCGAGGCCGGCAAGACGGTCGATGAGATCGCGCAGGCGCTGAGCATGAAGGTCGTGTCCGTGCGTCGCCGGATGCCTGTGATCAAGGAGAAGCTCGCATGTCAGTAGAGGATATGGTCAACAACCCGCCGCACTACACCGGCCATCCCTCAACCGTTGAGTGCATCCAGATCACCGAGCATATGGGGTTCTGCCTGGGCAACGCGGTCAAATACATTTGGCGCGCGGATCTCAAGGGCGACGCGATCGAGGATCTGGAAAAGGCTCGCTGGTATATCAGCCGCGAGATCCATCGGCGCCGGCTATTGCAGTCTTCTCAGGCCGGTCATGCCGAGAAACACGATCCCGTTAGCCTCTAGCGTCTGTTTGATCAGCTGGATGGTGTCGTCAGAGATCGGCACCTCTCGCTCGCTCTCGGCGCGCTTGAGCGTGGCGATGGATATCCCGGCAAGCTCGGCAAGCTCGTCCTGCTTCATAACGAGGAGGTGCCTGGCGGCTCTGATTTGGGCTGGTGTAATCATCAGACTGTGTTATACCAGTGAGACAAATGTATCAAGGTTGTGGTGAGTAGATCGGGGGATAGTATGCGCAAGATCATCATTTTACTGGCATTAGTGTCAACGCCTGCGGCGGCGCAGACCGCGCAGTTCTACGGCGCTGATGGCGAATACCTTGGCGTGATGCAGCCGGCAGGCCAGAACAATTTCATTTATGGGCGCGATGGCGACTACATCGGCTCGACGGCTCCGGCTGGGCAGAACACGCTGATCTACGACGGCCAGGGCAATTACGTTGGCGCGGTTATTAACAGCGGGCCGCGTTCGCGTAATTGACGGCGACCGGGCTAAATGAGAGATTATGAGAGACGGCGCACTCGCGCCGCCAGCGTTCTCCAGATTATGTGTGGCCGGTGGCTAGTTCCATCGGCCTTTTTATTTGAGCGGCGGCGTGGAAGGACACGCGCTTTCGTGGCACAGAGAGAAAGCTAGGTTTGCGCACACTGAACGGCCCGCTATGGGGTCTGCTTTCATCGTCAATCTCTAGCCGGTATTAAGCCCGGCCCGCTCAAACATTCTGCTACATAAGTGGCAGGATCTAGCAGCTTGGCAGACATGCTTGAGCATCCATCTGACCCCAATACTGCGGCCTCGTTTGCACGCCTCTCTCCGGGCGTCTGACCTCGGCAGATGGGGCCGCAACCAACCAGACAGAACGGCAACAACGCATGACTGAGCCAGCAAAGAAGCTGAGCCGGACAGAGCGACTGCTGAACACGCGCCAGGCTGGAACGCCGGCGGCAAAGCAGGCGCAAAGCCCCGGAAAGCCTGGACTAAGAGCCGGCAAAAAATCTGCGGCGCCTGACCATACTGCTAACCAGTCACCAGTAGCCAAGAAGATAGGAAGACCATCAGGCTACTCAGAGGAGATAGGCCTGCGGATCTGCGAGCATATCGCAGAGGGCAATCCTCTCACGCCGCTGTGGCTGAAAGAGAACAGACTGCCCGCGCCGTCGATGATCTTCAGATGGCTGGAACAACACCAACCCTTTAGGGAAGCCTACGCGCGCGCTCGGGAAATCCAGGCGACGATCTACGCGGATCAGATCCTGACGATCGCCGACACCTGTGAGGACGCCAACAAAGCGCGGCTCCAGGTAGACGCTCGCAAGTGGCATGCAGCCAAGACCGCTCCGAAGGTCTGGGGCGACATGCAGCGCGTTGAGGTGAATACCACCATCAACGTAGCAACAGCGCATGCAGAGGCTCTTATGAGGCTTGCAGGGCAGGCCAGGCAAATAGAGGCGGAATACAAGGATGTAACGCCACGTTGATGTGAGAACTCCCTGGTCAAGGGAGAACCTACTCAGCAACATCAATGTGTTACGGGATACTCCACGAGATATGCACCAGATCCTGCGCCCAGGAGGCGAGGGGGCCGCTTCGACCCCCCTGGGGGCTGACCACCATCGGCCCCGCCCCTGACACAGCACCCCCTCTGCTTATTCGCACATCTCTTCAATAAAAAATTACAAAAAATTTGGACGAAAATACCCCAAAACCCGGCATTTCATCCACGAAATTTGTAATCCGAGCTGTACTCGCAGCGAAACGGCTCCGTTAGATAGTCGAGACCGCAATATGGACGCATCGCGCTTTATTCAGGGACTGCTGGCCGATCCTGGCCCTCGGCCTGCAAAGGCGTGGCCGACATATGGTGTGCTTCCTGTTAGCGAAGACATTCATGGCGTCCATTTTGACCCGTATGCTGGGTTGCTTGGTTCTTTTACGCGGCCACTGAGATATTTTGGCGAGACGGTTTCTGGACAGCGTGATTTTGACCCGACCTCCGAGGAAGCGGTTGCGAATGCAGCGGATCTTGCTGGCGCCGTAACCCTTGGGTCGGGAGCTATGGAGGCTCCTGCCGGCGCTTTGCGCGCGGGGGCGGCCAGGCCAAGCGCAGTCGATCGCCAAGCGAAGATGCAGGCGGATTTCAAAGCTCGCTTGCGTCAGCCTGGAGAGGTTGGCGGGTTATTAGGATCCGCGCATATCCCGATCACCCAAGGCGACATGCGTATCTCGACGCGCCAGCCGTCGTCGATAATGAAATCGATCGAAGATCCTTACACTGAGCATCTGTCGGTAGGCCTGCCTGAATTTTTGGCTGACGCTAACGCTGCGCACAATGCGAGCCTCCTGGCGGATTACCCTGGGTTCGGGCATCTGCGAGGGATGTCTCCGGCTGATGCCGCCGAGGGCTATGTCGAGCAAGCTCGCGGCAACATGAATTATTTATACCAGAACACGCCGGAGATTATGCGTAAGCGTTCTCCGCTTTGGTATGACGGCGCGCATGAGGTTTCGGATGCTTTGGCGAACCGCTGGGGTGTGGCGAGGCCACAGGTATCTGCGGGAATTGCGGCGCTAAGCCCGCAAAAAGATTGGTTCCAGAACGCCTCCCTCGCAGAGCGCGCCGGCGATATTATATTTGGCCCGACGTCTAGCCTAGCGATGACGCCGGAGATGGTTGCTTTCGCCAACCGCCCGCATACTAAAAAGTCGCCCAATTTCATCACGTCAAACCAAGACGTCATGGATCTTTACAGAGCGATCCAGGGCAAATCGTTTTCTCAGCTCAATGACCCTGACGCGCAGGCGCTTTGGATCAGGCTCTACGACGAGGCCCATAATCCGAAGGCGTATCGATCGATCACGCCGGAGGGCGAGTTCGGGGATTTCGTCAGAACGGGCAAGGGCAATACCCGCAACATGGCCTGGGGGTCGATCAACGAGATCTCGAAAGCTGTGCAGGCTCTGACGGGCAATGGCACCAATGCCGAGATCCAGGGTCTCCTGGGTGGAACCCACAAGGTTCCCAGCTTCTACAACAACATCGAGGTGCCTAACGACACCCGGTTTGGCGATGTGACGGCTGACACCCACCAGGTCGCTGCTGCTCAGCTGCGCCCGCTGTCGGGTAAATCTGCGGCTGTTTCGCATAATTTTGGGCCTGGGTTAGCCAAAAAAGACCAGCCGGCTGATTGGCGCCCGGCTAAATCTTCCGCCATTACCGGCCTCAATGGCACCTATGGCCTCAACGCCGAGGCGACGCGCCGGTTCGCCGACGACGTCGGCCTGATCCCCCGAGCCGGCCAATCGGTCGGGTGGGAGCCTATAAGAGAGTTGTTCACTGACACCTTTAAGCGCAGTCCAGAGAGTGCTAAAATAGACGAAATCTGGAGAGCTAAAGATGCAGGAACACTCACCCTCGACGAGGCAAGAGACGCCGTCCTCCGAGCTGCTGGAGGAATTGGAAATCCTGCGTGGGCGAAATCCAGCGTTAAATCGGTTGCTCCTCAACGGGGGTCAACTTACCGCTAAGCGGTATATTGATTTTAATTGGTGCGGCGAGCCGCCAGATGAGTTCTCAGAAGACGAGCAGCAGCTGATAGATCTGCTTCTCGAATACGAGGCTCAGCATCAGCCTTAAGGCATAATCATAACGCATGACTGATCTCGCCGCTGCGCTGGAAATCTTTATCTCAGCGTATCGTGACGAGCCGGTAAAATTTGTCAGGAACGTCCTGGGCGCCGAGCCTATGCCCTGGCAAGAGCAGTTCCTGATGCATGTCGCCAAGGGCGAGCGTCGGATCTCGGTGAGAGCCGGCCACGGTGTGGGGAAATCCACCGCCTGCGCCTGGCTCTTGATTTGGCACATGATTACGCGGCTCCCGCAAAAGAGCGTCTGCACGGCGCCGACTGCGGGCCAGCTGTATGACGCGCTGTTCGCCGAGGTTAAGCACTGGGTGAATAAGCTGCCGGAGCCGTTGCGCGAAAGCCTGGACGTGTTCTCCGATCGCATCGTGCAAAAGGGCGCGCCGGAAAGCTCGTTCATCACGGCGAGAACAAGTTCCGCTGAGAGGCCAGAGGCTCTCGCCGGCGTTCACGCTGAGCATGTCTTGCTGATATGCGACGAGGCGAGCGCTATTCCAGAGGCGGTGTTTGAAAGCGCCGCCGGATCGATGTCCGGTCATAACGCGACGACGATCTTGATCGGCAACCCGACGCGAAACACTGGACTGTTTTTTAGAACGCACCACCAGCTCAAGGGCGACTGGAAAACGATGCATGTCTCATGCGTCGATATTCCGTTGGTGAGTTCAGACTTCGTCGAGCAGATTAAAAGCACATATGGCGAGAACTCGAATGCATTTCGTGTTCGCGTTCTTGGTGAGTTTGCTCTACGCGACGATGATAGCCTTATTGCAGCTGATCTTGTGGACAGCGCTATGTCGAGAGACGTTGCGCTCGATCCTCAAGCGGATCTCATCTTTGGCTGCGACATCGCGCGTTACGGGTCGGATCGATCGGTAATTTGCAAACGTCGCGGCAACGTCGTCATCGAGATGCGCCATTGGTCTGGCGAGGATCTGATGGGAACGGTGGGGCGGATTGTCCATGAAGCGAATATGGACAAACCCGCTGAGATTTGTGTGGACAGTATTGGCCTTGGCGGCGGTGTCGCCGATCGTTTGCGCGAACTGGGTTTTAATGTTCGCGATGTCAACGTCTCCGAGAGCAATGCGCTCAATCAGTCGGCGTATCGACTGAGAGATGAACTCTGGATTGCAGCTAAAGATTGGCTGGAGACCAGAGCGGTTAAACTGCCAAAGGATGATGATCTCCGCGCTGAGCTAATCGCGCCGAGTTATGCATTCGCCTCGAACGGCAAGATCAAGGTCGAGAGTAAATCTGAATTGAAGAAACGCGGCATGCGCTCGCCGGATTTGGCCGACGCGCTGTGTCTCACGTTTGCTGGTCAAGGCGCCATGGTTGGTGGCCGATCGATGAAATGGATCACCGGCAAGCCTCTGCAGCGCCGCGTCTCTATTTGCTAGGAAAGAACTGAATGGCACGTCGTCGTCGCCGTCGTTCGTCTCCATCTCCGATGGATGCGGATCAGGCCGCATATCTCGAAAACTCTGCTCCCGTGCCGGGGGACGAGGACTATGCGGAAGACATGGCCGAAGGTGGCGTCGAGGACGACACTGACGAGGACAATAATTCTTACGGCCCTGGCAATGCGGATATGCGCCAAAAGCTCAATCCGCTCGACGAGACTGAGTTCCAGAACCGCGTCGCCATAGGTGTTCAAGCAGCTGAAACCTACATCGACACGTTGATCACGCCGGTTCGTGTCCAGGCTGCGGAATATTATCGTGGCGCGCCGTTTGGCGACGAGGAGCAGGGCAGATCTCAGGTTGTGCTTACGGAGGTGCGCGACACCATCCAGAGCATCATGCCGAGCCTCATGCGCATCTTCACGTCAGGCCAGCGCATTGTTGAATACATGCCGCGCACGGGCGAAGATGTCCCGACTGCGGAACAAGCCTCGGATGCGGTGAATTTCATCTTCAACGAGATGAACCCCGGCTTCCAGATCCTCTACAGCGCATTCAAGGATGCGTTGCTCAAGAAAGTCGGCGTCGTCACCTGGTGGGCGGAAAGCGAAGACCGCGTCGTCGAGAGACATTTCTCCGGCCTGGTTCGCGAAGAGCTGCTGCTGATGATGCAGCAAAACCCGAATGCTCAGCTGGTTTACGCTAACCCGGAACCTGTCTCGGATCCGATGATGCCAGAGACCTACTCGGTCTGCGTGCGTCTCGTTGACCAGGAGAGAAAATATCGTGTTCGTGCATTGCCTCCTGAGTGCTTTATCTGCGATCGGCGCGCTCGTGATACTGATAAGTTTTTTGATCTGGTCGGCTATCGCGATCTCGTAACTGTCTCTGAATTGATCGAGATGGGGTTCAACGAGGAGGACGTGCTTGAGCATGGTTCTCCTGGAGAGGACAATCTCTGGATCGCTCAGATGGAAGAGTTCGAGCGAAATCGCGGAACTTATTTCCCGACTGATAACGATGATCCGACGCTGCGCCGCGTGAAGTATATGAAGATCTTCATGCGCATCGATAAGGATGGAGACGGCATTGCTGAACTCCGCTGCATCGAATGCATTGGTCGCGACTGCTTTATCCTGAAGGATGAGATCGTCGATCACGTCCCGTTCGCGGTGTTCTGTCCAGATCCAGAGCCGCATGCGATCTTTGGACATTCGGTCGCTGACGTGACAATGGATCTCCAGCGCATCAAGTCGCACGTCATGCGCGCGACGCTGGATAGTCTCGCTCAGTCGATCTTCCCCCGCACGGCGATCGTCGAGGGCCAGGTCAACGTCGATGACGTGCTGAACAAAGAGGTCGGCGCCGTCATCCGCATGCGCCAGGCAGGAGCCGTCCAGGATCTCTCCACCGCCTTCGTCGGCCAGCCGGCGATGGGCATCATTGAATACATCGACGAGATCAAAGCGCAGCGCACGGGCGTCACCCCGGCGAGCCAGGGTCTCGATGCGGATCTCCTGCAGTCAACCACCAAAGCGGCTGTCACGGCGCAGATCTCGGCCTCCCAGGAGCGCATCGAGTTGATCGCCCGCACGTTCGCTGAGAACGGCATGAAGCAGCTGTTCGGCGGTCTCCTAAAGATGATTTGTCGCCACCAGGACAAGCCGCTGCTGGTTCGCCTGCGTGGAGAATACACACAGGTCGATCCGACGACCTGGGATCCGAATATGGACTGCTCGGTCTCCGTGGCCTTGGGCCGTGGAGATGACGCGCAGCAGATGGCGTTCCTGACGACGGTCGCTCAGAAGCAGGAACAAATTATCCAGATGATGGGTTTGGACAACCCCCTGGTTAAGCTGTCGCAGTATCAATCGACGCTGAGCCAGATTGTGCGGAAAGCGGGATACAAAAACCCCGACGCATTCTTCTCGCCGATCAGCCAAGAACAAGAGATGCAGCTCGCCCAGATGCAGGCTGCAGCAAAGGCGCAGCAAAAGGATCCCAACGTCCTGCTCGCCGAGGTTGAGATGGCGAAGGCGCAGGCTGAGACATACGCCAAGCTCCAGCAGCTCGCGATCGATCGCGCCCAGCTCCAGCTGGATGCGGATCTCAAACGCGACCAGATGGAAGCCGACATCATCCTGAAGGCTGCGGACATTGCCGCGAAGAGCGGCGTCCAGGTTGATTGGCCCTCGATCATTGAGATGACCAGGAAGCCGCGCCAAGACATCCAGAACCTGGCTCAGACGCTCATCGACAACGAGAAGCTCGCCTCCGCACAGGTTCTCTCGCAGATCGGCATGGGCCAGGCTCCGCAACAGCAGCAGCCAATGCCGCAGCCTAACGCTCCGGCGCCGATGATGCCGCAATGAGCGAACTGGACGCTGAGCAGCTCGCGCGCCAAGCGCAGAATATTCTGAACTCCGACGCATTCAAAATTGCGATGGAGAAGATGGACGCCTACACGATCGAGATGTGGGCAAACGGGAACTTTAAGACGCCGGCGGAACGAGAAGAGGCTTACGGCCTCGTTCGCGGCGCAAGGACGTTCCGAGCGCGCCTGATTGGCCTGCTTGAGGACGCGAAACTCAGCAAGGCACAAGCCGAGACGCGCGAAAAATTAGCGCGCTCTCAAGGCACGCCCGCTCGCTGAGCAACCCAGAGAAATAGATGTCTGATGGAACTCAGACGGCGCCGGCAAGCGAAAGCACCGGCACCGTAGAGGAAGCTGCGTCCAAAATCGAAGCGCTGCTGTCGGGTAAGAAGCCCGAGAAACGGTTAGCGGCTCCGGCAGAGGAAGCGGCACAGCCGGCCCCGGAAGCTGAACAGGCGGAAGAGGCTGAACCCGAGGATCTTGCGCCAGAGACGACGTCATCCGATGAGGACGACGAGGCGCCTGATGCTCAACCCGAAACCGATGATGAGGCTGAAAGCGACCAAGAGACAGACCCGCTCTACACCGTTAAAATTAACGGCAAGGAAGAGAAGGTCTCGCTCAAAGAAGCTCTGAACGGCTATCAGCGGCAGCAGGATTATACGCGAGCCAAGCAAGAGTTCGCCGCCGAGAAACGTCAATTTTCGACAGAACTGGACGCTGCTCGTCAGGAGCGTGAGGTCTACTCACAGCTGCTGCCGGCGCTCATCCAGCGGATGCAGTCGTCTATGCCGTCTGCACCCGATCAGTCGCTGATCGACATCGACCCCTCGGCGTATCTTCGTCAAAAAGAAGCATATGAGCAAGCAATGGGTGATCTCCAGGCCGCGACCTCTGAGAGGCAGCGTCTGGAGCAAGAGACCAAGGTCGAGCAGCAGCGTAGGCTCCAAGCCTTTGTGGCAGAGAACGCGGCGAAGCTCCCTGAGTTAATCCCAGAGTGGAAAGATCGCAAAGCCTATGAGCGCGATCGCCCCAAGGTTCGGGAATATCTCGTCAGTCGCGGTTTCTCCGATGAGGAGATCAACCAGGCTTACGACGCCCGCCTTGTTGCGATGGCTGCTGACGGCATGCGCTGGCGCGAGCTGCAGAAAAGCAAGTTCAAGCCAACGGCGCCGCCGGCTGAGAAGGCTCTGAGACCGACCCCGCCAAGCACATCTGCTCCGAAGGTAAATCGCGACGCGCAGGCTGCGCGCAATCGTCTCGCTAAATCTGGCCGCGTGGAAGACGCCGCTGCGGCCATTCGCGCACTCCTTTAATGGGCTAGAAAAATGGCTACCGTAACCCGTTACGATTACTCCTCGTCGATCCGTGAGGATCTCGAAGACATCATCTATAATATCTCGCCGACCAAGACGGCGTTTATGAACAATGTTGGTCGCACGACTGCGGACAACACCTACCACGAGTGGCGGACCGACATCCTCGCTGACGCCAACGGCTCGAATGCCGCAGTCGAAGGCGCGGACGCCACGGATACCGCCTTTGTGGCCCCGTCGCGTTGCGGCAACTACACCCAGATCTCGACGAAGACGCTCAACGTCTCCGGCACGTCTGGCGCGGTTGACGCGGCTGGCATGAAGACGATCGAGGCTTACCTCATCGCCAAGCACGGCAAAGAGCTGAAGCGCGACATGGAGACGATCCTCCTGTCGAACCAGGCTGCGGTCGCTGGCGACGCCTCGACGGCTCGCAAGCTGGCCGGCTTCCCGACGTGGATCAAGACGACTGCTCAGACGCCTGCCGGCAACGGCATCGTCGTCGGCACCGTCACTGGCCCGGCGTATTCGGGCGGCGCTTCGACCGTCTCCGGCACCCCGACGACGGCTTGGACGCTGACGAGCGGCTCGGCTGCTTTCACGGAAACCAACCTGAAAGACGCCATCCGCAACATGTACCAGAAGGGTGGCGAGCCTAAGATGATGATGGTTTCGCCGGTCAATAAGGCCCGCGTTTCCGGCTTCTCTGGTCTGTCGCAGACGCGCGTCAACACTGAAGTAAAGAACGGCAACGCCACGATCGTTGGCGCGGCTGACGTGTATCTGTCGGATTTCGGTTCGCTGGACATCGTCCCGTCGCTGTTCTGTAACGGCGCGTTCGCGTATTTCGTCGATCCTGACTACGCCAAGGTCGCCTATCTGCGTCCGTTCCAGCGCACGGAACTGGCCCGCACGGGTGATGCGAAGCGTTCGCAGCTGCTCGCCGAGTATACCCTGGTGGTCAATTCGCCCTACGCTCATGCCGTTGTCGCGAATATTACCAACAGCTAAGTTCGCGTAAAATCTTCAATCTGAGGGGTCGCCTAGTGCGGCCCCTTTTTTTATGGGCGGATGAATGTCTGAAAATTACCGCAAGATAGATGATCCGAATTTTGATTACGATCCCGCAAACGGCGTCAGGCAGCGCCTCGTCATTGAACAGGATGGCGGCATCCACCTCGAAAGCACTCAAGAGGTCGATCACATCCTGAAGGCGGCTCACGAAAGCCGCATGAACCATTCCAAGAACGAAAAGCTCGGCGACGACGTCAAAGTGGCCTCGATCCCGATGCTCATCCACGCCGATCTCGTCGCCAAAGGCATCTGGCAGGACAAAAAGCGCCTGTTCCAGTGGCTGATGAATGAAGGCCGACCGTTTCTCACCAGGGATATTTCGCTTTGAATATTGAGCAAATATTCGACAGAGCCATCCCAGAGCCAAACAGTGGTTGTTGGTTATGGGAAGGAAGCATCCTTCAAGGCAAAGGCTACGGCAGAGCATATGCCGGAAACCGCAAAATGGAAGGAGCGCACAGAGCATCTTATAGAGCCGCGTTTGGTACGTTACCGGACGGCCTATTTGTTTGTCACAAATGCGATGTGACGAGCTGTGTAAATCCAGATCATTTATTTCTTGGAACAGCATACGAAAACAAAATGGATGCTGTGAGAAAGCAACGAGCGCCAATGGGTACTAAACATGGTCGCGCTCGACTAACAATAGAGCAAGTAAAAGAAATCAGAACGCGCGATCAGAGCGATTGTGAATATTCGCGGCGCTTTGGTGTGGCGCGAAGCGCTGTAAGACAAGCGCGCGTCGGCGAGACATGGGGTGTGTTAAAATGACGACCTACGCCGACCCGACATTTACGGCTAATTTTCAGGGGTTATGCGCAAAAATAAGCGACACATTAAATCGAGCTGACATGACGTCGGTGATCCCTGATTTCGTGTCTCTCGCGACGACCAGGATCCAGAGGGATATGTCGCGGGTTAAGCACCCGATGATGATCAAGCGCGCCCAGGCGTCGGTCATCGACAACTATGTCCCGCTGCCGATCGATTTCATCTCGGCCTACCAGCTCGCTGAGCAGGACACGAATAATTTCATCGCATACATCACGCCTGATCAGTCGATGACGGTTCAGTCGCAGGGCTGGAACCCGTCGCAGTCGCCGGTGCCGATCCTGCCTCCGTATTATCTGCCGACCGGCAACGCGCTTTACTACACGATCATAGGCAACCGGATCCGCTTGGTGCCGGCGCCAGGGCAGGCGGCCCCTGATCTTCTCGACCTTTGGTATTACGCCAAGCTCGACCCGCTGAATAACACAACGACGACCAACTGGGTTCTTTCTCGTTATCCCGATCTCTACCTCTACGGCGCGCTTGTTCACACGGCTCCTTACCTCAAGGACGATCAGCGCATCGCTGTCTGGGACGGCATGTATCAGACAATTCTGCGCGACATTGAGGTCGAGGCCGATCGCGCAAATCGCCCGCAATCAAAACTGGTCGCGGCTCGCCGCAGCTTCTGAGGAAAATATTATGCCTGCAACTCAGCTTTCTTCCCTGACGCCTGACACCGCTGCTGCGGTCACGACGTCGGATACCGGCCCGAATGTGTTCACGCGTCTTTATGTCGGCGGCGCCGGCGATGTCGCACTCGTTACCGAGGCTGGCAACACGGTGACGTTCAAAGCCGTCCCGGTCGGCACTCAGCTTGATGTTCGCACCAAACAGGTTCTCGCGACCGGAACGACGGCGACCTACATCGTCGGCTTGCTCTAAGGATTATAGAAATGGCTGTTACCTATTCCGCCACGCTTAAAACTAATCGTATGCAGCTGGTCGCCGATTTGATTGGCGGCAAGGTTGCAGCAGCTTCTACTGGTACGGCCTCTGCAGGCTCAATCGTTGTCGGCACGTCGGCGCTTTCCGGCGCTACCGGCGTCCTTGTGACGTTCACGCTGAGCGCGACGCCTGGCACGGTTTCCGGCTCGGTGTTCACCATCTCCGGCACTCCGATTACCGCGACCGCCACCGGCACCGGCACGGCTGCAAAGGCTGAAATCCGCGACAACGCGGGCAACGTGATTGTCTCAGGCCTGACGGTCGGCACCTCAGCGACTGACATCATCATCAACGCCACGTCAGTATCTACCGGCCAGACGGTTACGCTTTCGAGCGGCACGATTACGCACGGCTAATAGAACGGGTTATCCATCATGGCGAAACTGTATAACCGTGCAAAGATGTCCACGGCCACGACCGGCACGGGAACCATCACGCTCGGCTCGGCTGTCACCGGCTATCAGTCTTTCTCGGCTGCTGGTGTTCAGAACGGTGACACCGTCAGTTATGTCATTGAGGATGGCACGGCCTGGGAATACGGCACCGGCTCCTACACGTCGTCCGGCACGACGCTGAGCCGCACCCTCGGGCAGTCGTCCACGGGTTCGCTGATTAGCCTGTCTGGTTCTGCGGTTGTCTATATCTCGGCGCTTGCTGCTGATGTCTGGACGGCGAATTACACGACATCCGGCAGCGGCACGGTTCTGGCGCTGACGAACTCCCCGGTTCTGACGACGCCAAATCTTGGCACCCCGTCTGCGGCTACGCTGACGAATGCTACTGGCCTGCCGCTCAGCACCGGGGTCACCGGCACGTTGCCTGTTGCGAATGGCGGCACGGGCGTTACGACCTCAACGGGTTCGGGGAACAATGTTCTCTCAACCAGCCCGACGCTGACGACGCCTAACCTCGGAACGCCATCTGCTGCGACCCTGACCAATGCGACTGGTCTGCCGCTTTCAACGGGCGTCACCGGCACTCTCCCTGTAGCCAATGGCGGCACAGGCGCAACGACGCTCACCGGCCTTGTCAAAGGCAACGGCACGAGCGCGATGACCGCCGCAACGGCTGGCACGGATTATCTCGCCCCGCCTTCTGGCACGTCGATCCTGAAAGCCAACGCTGGCGGCGCGCTGGCGAACGCTGCGGCTGGCACCGATTATGTTGCTCCGGGCGGCGCGCTTGGCACCCCGTCTAGCGGCACCCTGACGAACTGCACCGGCCTTCCTGTCTCTACCGGCGTTTCCGGCCTCGGAACGGGCGTGGCGACGGCTCTTGCGGTTGCTGTTGGCTCTGCGGGCGCTCCTGTGGTCAACGGCGGCGCGCTTGGCACTCCTTCCTCTGGAACGCTGACCAATGCGACCGGCTTGCCTCTGACGACCGGCGTGACGGGAACTCTTCCGGTTGCGAATGGCGGCTCTGGCGCAACCACGCTCACCGGGATTGTTAAGGGTAACGGCACGTCGGCATTTTCTGCGGCTACCGCAGGCACCGATTATGTCGCTCCCGGCACGGCTACGACATTTACGGCGGTTCAAGGCTATGCGTTTGGAACGCTGACCTATGCGGCGTCTCAGACATGGGATGTGTCAGCCAATCCAATCGCGGCTCTTGCGCCGACCGGCAACGTGACATCCTTCAGCGTCTCAAATGCCACGGCTGGTCGCTGCTACGTTCTCAAAATCACGCAGGACACGACGGCAAGAACGGTCGCTTACACGTCTGCGAACTTCAAATTTGCAGGCGGCTCGGCCCCGACGCTCAGCACCGGCAGTGGCGCAATCGACTACTACATTTTCATCGCATCGTCCTCGACCCTGCTGCATGAGCTTGGTCGCGTCCAGAACGTGAGCTAATAGATGCCGTTTCCGATTATACCGGCAAGCACTGTTACTACCGGCTACCGCATTGCGCGCAGCCTTCGCTTTCGCTCGTCCGCAAGCCCTTATCTAACAAGGCCATTTGCTACCCCCACAAACTCGTCAAAATGGACGATGAGCATGTGGGTGAAAAGAGGAGTCCTATCATCTTCAAGTATTCCTGCGCTATTCGGAAAAACGATTAGCGCATCGGCGAACTTTTACGCCGCTTTCAACGCAAATGACACTTTAACTTGGACGTTCACAAACTCTGCTTTTATGACGACAACGCAGGTGTTTCGTGATCCTTCTGCTTGGTATCATTTTGTATTGGTGTGGGATAGCGCAAACGCCACAGCCGCATTGCGCGCAAGGCTATATGTAAATGGCATCGAAGTAACGTCATTCAGCACCGATAATAGATCAAGTATAACGACAGGTGCGGACGCTTGGAACACGACAAACACGGCGTTTATGCACGGTCTTGGGTGTGCTTCTGCGTCAGTATCTACGGTTTCCCAATTCCTCGACGGCTATTTAGCCGAAGTCAATTTCATCGACGGCCAAGCGCTCACGCCATCATCCTTTGGCGAGACAGACGCAACCACTGGCGTCTGGAAACCGAAAGCCTACACCGGAACGTATGGCACAAACGGCTTCTATCTGAAATTCGCGGACAACAGCGCGGCGACAGCGGCGGCGATTGGCAAGGATAGCAGCGGCAACGGTAACAACTGGACGCCGAATAATATCAGCGTCACGGCTGGCACGACA